GGTGTGTGTTGGAGCGTTTATCATTTCCTCTACCCACGGTAATGGATTCTTTTTCGCTTTGAATATCCCTCTCATGCCCAAACTAATCAATCTCCTGTCTGCAATATATCGAATGTATTTCTTAACATCATCGGATGTAAGATTGTCCATTGGCCCCATTGCAAATGCCAAGTCAATGAACTTCTCTTCTAACACTACCATCTGTTCAGCGACAGTGTAGATTTCTTTTTTCAGTTCGTCATTCCAAATCTCTAGATTCTCTTCGACATATGTTCTAAACAATTTAATCATGGACTCAGCGTGCATTGTCTCATCCACGATAGACCATGTAATAATTTGTCCCATACCTTTCATCTTACCATGTCGTGCGAAATTCAACAACATGATGAAAGAACTAAACAACTGCATACCCTCAGTGAATGCACTGAAAGCTGCAATGTTAACAGCAATACTTTTCTTGGTTCCATTCGCTTGAGACAGTCCCACGAAATATTCGTGTTTGTCCGCCATCGCCTGATACTCTAAGAACTCACTGTATGTACTTTCTGGCATACCAAGAGTCTCAATCAAATGCGAGTACGCAGCAACATGCAATGCCTCCCTAGCAGCAAATCCAGATAACATCATACGAACTTCTGGTTGTGGAAAATATGGCAAGTAGTTGGTCACATATCCATCAGCGACATCAATGTCACCTTGTGTGAAGAACCGAAAGATATTAGTAAGAAATGATTTCTCGGCCGGTGTCAATACAGTCTTCCAATCTTTCACATCCTCCGCCATAGGCACTTCTGTGTGTAACCAATGCGATTGTTCGTGTTTCAACCATGCGTCATATGCCCACGGATAATTAAATGGTTTAAAATATTCTCTCTTACTTGTCAAGTCTTGTTTTGGTGTCATCTTAGTTCTCTCCGGTATCTGTTTTGTTTATTTGTTTGAATGCCCATTCTCTTTCTTTGCACCACCAACAAGAATTACATCTACCCCTGTTTAGTTCGGTGCAACTGTGGGTGATAGGGGAGATGGCACCTGCAATCCCCAAATCAAACCCTAGTTGTACTATCGTATCCTTTGTAAAGTTCGCAAAAGGTTGACTCAATTTCTCAAACCCCGACTCCGGTTTCTGGAATCTATCATTGGGCATTGGATAACCTTCATCCAGCATGTCCCTTTGATTAGGCGGGTACTTATTTACGGCGGTGAATAAATGATCCGCCAAGTCCCTCTCAAATATCTCATATGCCCCACTGGTAACATAGTCAGAGGGATTGGTAGAGGATATGTCCCCTACGATGGTAGTCTCTGTCTGGCGATGCCCTAGCGTCTTGGATGACCACTCTAGCACCTTATTAGCGTAATGTTCAGCACCATCTATCTTCGGTACTGTAAACGCATTACACTCCTGATTGCGTTGCATACATACAGTCTTAACCATGTACCACATGACAGCACTGTCCCAACCCCCACTAACCATGACCGCGATTCGTTTGTCTAGGGGAATATCCTTCACCAATGAAAACGTGAACACTGTCATCATCAGCCTTCGCACGCCACGCAATTGTCACCATCTATCATACTCTGAAAATCGAGTTCTTTAATAACTGCCCTCTCAATGCGTTGTGATATCTTATCTGCCTTACCCAGTTTCTCAGACCGACAATAGTATAGGGTTTTCATACCCTGTTTCCATGCAAGATAATGCACCGCATGTAAATACTTAATGTTTACCGTGGGACGGAAGAATAGATTTATTGACTGTGATTGGTCAATCCATTCCTGTCTCGTGGAAGCATGTTCGATGACCCATCGTTGGTCAATCTCCATAGCAGTCTTGTATACTTCTTTTTCTTTATCACTCAAACATGAAACGTGTTGGGCAGAACCATCGTTAGCAACTATCGATGACCAAATCTGGTCATAATCCAAGCGTTTATTCTCTTCAACTTTACTTTTAATAAGAGCATCCAGATGCTTATTCTTATTGAGATACGATCCAGATAATGTGTCTTGTCGGTAAGCATTTGCACGATAAGGTTCCACAGACGGTGAAGTGTTGCCCATAATAATACTACTGGAAGCATTAGGAGCAATAGCCATAACATGACTAAATCTTCGTCCCGTGCCTCTTGCGTCAATAGCTTCGCCTCGTGCAGTGCCAAGTTCAATGTTTGCCACATCTAACCTACTCCTAATTAATTTAAACATTCTAATATTTGTAGACTTCGCTAAGAAGTTTTCAAATGGTATACCTTGTTTCTGTAGGTAGGCATGAAACCCCAACGCACCAACACCAATACTACGTTCCTGTTTTGCGGAGTAGATTGCTCGTGATACATGTTTTGGTGCATTATCAATGAAGTACTGCAATACATTGTCTAACATCTCTGCGATATCTTTTAAGAACAATGGACTTTTTGACCATGCGTCATAGTGTTCCAAGTTAACAGAAGACAAACAACACACGGCGGTTCGGTCTTTGTTGGTAGGCAGAATTATTTCAGAACATAGATTACTCTGGTGTATCTTTAATCCCAATGCCTTCTGGAAATCTGGTAGGCCACGATTACTTGCATCGATGAAGTGTAAGTATGGTTCGCCTGTCTCCATGCGGAGTTCAAGTATCTTCTGCCACAATGCCTTAGCTGATACAGTATCTCGCACTTCACCAGTGTGCGGGTCAGTAAGATTCCATCTATCATCAGCATTGGGGTCTGTCATACACCGTTCAATAATCTCCATGAACCTATCATTGATATTAATACCATGATGGAGGTTCTGGCACCGCATGTTTTGGTCACCAGTTCCTTTCCTCATTTCCATAAACATCATAATGTCTGGATGTGAGATGTCCAAGTAAGCGGCATAACTACCACGGCGTGTTCTGCCCTGTCTATATGCAAGTGAACTTGAGTCATAGGTTTTAAGGTGAGGTAATACCCCAGTAGATATATCATCGGATGCACGAATACCAAACCCAATACCAACACCACCCCCAAGCATAGACAACCAAGCTGTCTCACTGAAATTCTCTACCAATCCCTCTGCTGTATCATCAATGTAATTTAAGAAACATGATATAGGCAGTCCTCGTTTCGACCTACCATATGATAATATAGGCGTACTGTAAGACAACCAATGTTTACTTGAATAGTCATATAACCGTTGTGCGTGTTCTGGGTTACTACCAAACTGTTTACTGACATAAGCAAATCGATGTTGGGGACTATCTTCTTCCTCTTTCATGTAACTTTCTTTAAGACGTTGAAGTCCAAGCGAGTCAAACAACTTGTCCCTATCTAAGTCTATCTTAATTCCAATGTAATCTGTCGTGGGCATTATAGTTCCTTTTTCCAGAGTTCCACCATTGCTTCATGGAAGGGGAGGCCTGGGTGAATTAGGTCTCGTGAGAGAGCGTATTTTTTATGTTTGTTCTTAGCATAGTCTGCCAATCCGACTGCATTTCTTTCTGATGCTGATATAATCTTTAATTCTACATTGTTAATGGAACACAACTGGGATACAGCAAGCAAATTCTTTTGTCTTGATATAAACCTTTCAGTCGATGAATTGACCAACTCTTTCTGCCACTCAACACTTGACCAGAACCCAATAGCATCGTTCCATTCTTCCTTGCCGGACTCATCAACAGACCAGACTTCTCTACCCAGTGAACTATTCTCCAATAGAAGAACCATCTTAGGCTTGATGACAGGTAGCCAATTATACAGTGTTCGGAAGCAAGTGTCAAGCCCCGTCATGCATAATCCTAAGTTCCATACCTTCTCGTTCAATTCCTCGCCCAATAGGTATGGCCATGTCATCTCTCTTGGTATACCAGTGCCATAGGTAAAACATTCTCCAATGGCAATGATAGAGTCGGGCGATGATACGAATTCATCATCTCTATACCCGTGAGAGTTTAGGTCATAGTAGACTTCTGTGTCAAACCAACCTTCCTTCTCCAGTACATCCCGTTTAAACTTTACGTTTCCTTTCCACGCTTCTTCATTGTCGGTAGAACTCCACTTCTGTCTACTGGGTTCATCCAACTCCCTGTTCCACCCAAATGCATACGCGATTCTTTTCTTTACAGAATCGCTGGCATCCTCCAGTGAGAAGTCATCTGTCCTACCATGCAACACCCGTTCAAAGGCTTCATACTTAGAAACCACTTAGAAACTGTACCTGTCTTCACAGGCAGCAGCAACATCTGGAAAGTGGGTGGTAATGATATCCCAACACAAAGAAGCAATTTCACTGTGTTCTTTCTGAGTGCCGTGTCCCATTCGTAAGTGACAGTAATGAATCCAAGAACGCAATGTACCAGCCATGTAAAGAGTACTCATGGTATTGCCTTCTGGTAGTATTGCTCGTGCCTGTTCCTTTGCAATACCAGAACCAAGAGCCCAATCATAAACCTCCTTTGATTTATTGATAACCTCTCGTTGTTTCATTGCCCAAGTTTCATTTAGTTCTTTGTCACTGAGAGATTCACCCAACTCAACACTGTTCTGTCGGTTCTTATCATCCTGTAATCTAGTTTCCCTCTCAACCCAATCGGTTGACTCAGCATATCGTTGACTGAATTCTTGGAATGCAAAACTACGGTGTCGCAATATCTGTCTTCCGATATCCCGTGTAGTTTTTATCTCCATTGTCAATGACACAATTTCAAACGGAGACCAATGGTCTTCTTTAATAAGATAGGACAATAATTTAGGCGCGGTTCTTTCATTGGCTTGATTATTGGGGTTACTAACTCTAGCTGCATATGCAATTAATTGATTAGCCGTCTTACAGTTAGATTGGGCTGATGGTTGTGTCAATCCAACTAGGTTCACTTCTTGCTTCATATTACTCCTAACACTTCTTCCATTGGTTTAATAAAAACTTGGCAGTCAATCCACTGTGTGTATTACTATTAATCACATCAGCAACATCAATACCAGCATCGTACATATCATTTATATCTTTCTGAACTATCGATTCTGGCCATATAACAACATTATAATCCAACTCGACATACTTCTCCACCACCTTCATAACTTCTACATTTCGTGGTTGATTGTCAATCACAATTGTAATCTTATCTTTCTGGATATTCAACTGTTCAATCTTGTTGAAGGATGTACCAGCACAGGCAATACTGTTTTCTAAAAACAGACTATCCAACGGGCCCTCAACAATTGATACTGTTTTGGTCAAATCCACTTTATCTAAACCAAACACTGTCGGCGCATCCTCTTGTATCTTAACAAGAATATACCTCAGTGATTCTCCCCGCATACCTCTCAGCGATACTGACATCAACTCGCCATTGTGGTCAAAGAAGGGAATGACCAATCGAGGTTCGTCAGTAACTATTGAATCTTGGTACTTGTCGTTGAGTTGTACTATGTCTTTTATGTTATTGATATAGTAAAGTCGATCCCATTTATCATTTGGGATATTTCTACTTTTAACATATTTTACTGCTTCATGGTCATATGGGAGACTGTCCAATCTATCGCACAATTTATAAAACAAACTAAACTTAGGTT